ATTTGGAATTTATAATCCTGACCTGTTGCTGCACTTGCTTGCTCAACAAAGTCCATTTGCTTTTGTATTTGTTGTCCAACTAATCTTGCAACGCTACCTGTAGCATCGTCACGTAGATTAATTGTTGTCATTTGCCACTCATGCTTTCCTGCCAAATAAAGTTTAGAGTTATAAATGTCAATTGGTATTTCAGTGAAACTCACTTGTGGTCTAGCCACATCTATAACCTGTCTGGTTAATTCTTGAGTAGAACCGCCCACACCAAAGTTTAAAAATAAAACTCTAAATCTGTATTGTAATTTTGGCATCAACAGTGCTGCTGTGCTGGGCGTGTTGTCTTGCCCTACAGACATATTGAACAATGATTGTGATGCTGTTGCCATTTGTGTATCTCCTTAATGTATTTATCTTAAAAAATTCTCAAGTTTAACCGAAAATAGTTGAACCTCTTTCAGCTATTTCACCTGTATTCATAATTCTTACAGGTATGTAAATAAACTCAGCTGCCTTAACAGGTTCAATCGCAATGTCAATCCATAGTTGATTTGCATCTATACGAGCAGGAGTATTATTTGTACCATCACAAACAACCAAATAGTCATATATACCACGCTTAGCGACAAGGTCTACAAACAAGGTCTGTACTACACTTGTAATTTGACTTCTTGTTAATGCATCGTTAGGTTCAAATACGAACGGACGTGCTAATATAGTTAGTTTTTCACGGATGTAATTAACAAGTCTAGCGACATTAATACGATCAAGTGCTGATTGAGTGTCTTTACTATTCTTGTTGCCATAATTCAATAATCCTACACTAGTAAAGAATGCAAGAGGATTAATAAAGTTACTATATAAAACATCACGTATTCCTACACGATTCTTAATAACTTGGAATTCACCGGTAGCTGCGTCTACGTATCCAATGCTTGATGCATTGTCAATCGTACCACGGCGAGTACCTGCTGGTGCTAACCAAGGATAAGCGATTGTATCATTACGTAGGAATGTGCGTAGCATCATGTGACTTGGTGGAACTGCTACTGGAGTACCGGTTAAGTCTGTACTTAAACCACTTGGATAGAACAATCCCATATATTCATCACGGGTAACACATCCATCTTCACCTGTGCTTGCTGCACCTGCTGTATTTTTAGCCCAAGCTTCAATGTCAGTAGCTTGATCGCTTAGTCTCATTGGTGTATCTCCTAATATATACGCAGTATTACCACGTTCATTATTTAGAGCTACCATTTGAGGTTGTAACTCAGGATAGTTTGGAGATGCCATTAAGTTAAAGAAGTTATCTTCTTCACGTATTGTTTGATTGGTAGATATAGATGCAATAAGTGCTTTTACAACCATAGAACGTTGTGCTTTTCTACCCATGTAAGGACTTCCGTCAGTTTGTAATCCACTTGAACTTACCCAAGCATTCTTGACAACCGGAAGTGTTACTTCCCCAAAAGTTTGACCATTGAAATAATTTGATCTGAACTGTTTTACGTTGTAGCCTGATCTACGTGTGTTGAATAATAACATACCAGTTGGGTATTGAGCTGGACTAGGTGCATCTAAATCAAGATAGTTACTGGTTAATAAGCTTACTACACTAGGAATAGGATCACTAATAGGATCAGTGGTTCCGTTTCCTGCCCAACGTGCATCGGCAAAAAGTATACCGTCACCTGAGGTTTGATCTGTATTATCAATCAATATCCATTGATCGATACCATCTGAATTCTGCCAACGACTCAGCACTGGGTAATTTTCTAGATCACTACTATCTAACCATAAGTCTCCGTATGCTAAATTAGTACCATCACTTTGAACAGTTGGAGCAGTTGCGCTTACTATAACTCCATTAGGGTCTGTTGTATTTGTCCCTGTCGCTACAGGATTACCTGAAGAATCATAATTTACATTTCTATAACCTGTCCAAGCGCCTGCTTGCTGAATCATAATGTCAACTTGATCAATTGTACTATAGAACCAATTAGTGTTGTTTATTGGATTAGTAAACGGTGCTCCTTCATTTGCAACATAATCAATCTTTCTCCAATTAGACAATACACTGAAATATTCGGATGCTGCAGATCCTGAAACATACGCAATGGAAGTTACAGCACCTGAATTAACTGACATAACTCTTACTACTAAATTATTATTAGGAGTTATTCCACCTAAATCCGAACCCTGTATCGTTATAGCATCCCCTACATTGTACGATGAGCCACCTGTTGCAACACCATATGGTATATATCCATCTCCACTATAAGTTAAATTTATACTGCATCCAGTTCCTGTTCCAGTTGTACTATACTGAGGTGCATTTAAAATAGGTAAACTAGGAAATACAAATGGTTGAACTGCTGAATTTACAGAATATGATAGTCCTGCTAAATCCAACAAGTCAGGATAATTGAAATTCGGAATTAAGTATACTTCTCCGCCTATCGTTTGAGTTAGTTGAATTGATCCATCTGTTGTTACTGATGCACTTGTATTAGGTATATTTGCATTTTGCCATGCTATTACAAATTCAGCAGCACCGACAGTTCCTGCTGCAGGTAATGTTATGTTGTATACTTGATTTAAATTTACAGGTAAAACTACAGAAAAAGAAGCACTATTAGGTAATACTGGATTTTTTACTGTACCTGTTATTACTGTAGGTCCTGTTACGAGTCTCTTAAAAAAGTATAAGTTGTTACATATATTTGTTGATACGTTTCCTAATGAAGCAAATATTCCAATTAAAGTACCAGCCGGAATGTTTTGACCACCTGCTGTCCCAGTTATTTCAAATGTAGCTTGAGATACGTTAGGATAAATTCCAACCGGTCTTTGTACAAACGCAGAAGCCGTAGTTACAAACTCTTGCATTACAATATTCATTCCGTTGCCTGCTACTGAAGTTTTTATCCAAACACTTCCAGTTGGATGAGGTCTGCTCTGACCTGAGGTCCACAGAGGCATTTGAGATGAACCACCTGCAATGATTTCAGGTGGATAAAATTTACTTGTACTTGAAATACCCATATCAGCTAAAACAGTATCACTTGAACTAAATTGAAGATAAGATGTATTCTCTGGTGGATATTCTACTTGAGGACTATAGTAAACATTTAATCTACCACTAATAACACTCGCTGAAATATCGCCTAGGTTTAGTCCGTTAATTGCTGCAGCAACACCTTCTACATTGTTATTTGGGGCGGCTGGAACTTGTACTACGAAACTATAGTTTACTTTTGGTCCTATTACTGCAGTTGTAAAAGTAGAACCTGCGGCCAACGTTGGATTTGATACAGTACCAATCACTGCAGGTACACTCTTTGCCCATTCAATAGTTCCTAACTGTACCCAAGTGTTACTTGAATTCTTATAAAACATCATGCTTTGGATATATGGATTGACAGTTGCAGGCTGTACCGGATAAACTGCGTAACTGCCTATATTTCCAATACTTTGTAATGGATAACCACCGGATAAATCACTTGGGTTTACAAGTACTATAGGAGTTTGTTGTGTAAATTTTCCAGTTGATTTGTTGAATTCATATATACCCCAACTTGATGTAGTTGTGTCTAACCAATATGTACCATCTGCTGGATTGCCTCTAGGACGTGTTAATGTTCCTACTAAACTTGCTAAATCAATGTCAGCACGTAGAACCCAAATACCGTTTGTAACACCAAGAGTAGAGTAAGCTGCAAGTAGTCCATATTCGTTTAATTCATATCCTTGAATAGGAGTACCATTTGTAGTCTTATAGAAGAACGGATTACCGTATAGAGAAACTAAGTCACGCTGACTTGTTACTTTGTATACTTTATTAGCATTAGCTGCGATTGTACCAGGAGCTACTCCTGTTCCTGCAGCATTTGATTTATTTTGTGCTGTAGCAAGAAGAACAAAGGGTACTGAATTCGTTTGGGCTGGTGCGTAGTTACTTTCATCGATAATTGTTACTTCTACGCCTGGTGATGTTAGAGCCATTTTATATTTCCTTTAATGTTATGATTTTGAGGGTTAACTCCCTAGTATAATTATATTTATTAAATTTTCTAGAATTTACGGTTCTGTGAACTCTTTGGGAAGAGTTGGCTATAAATAAGAATATGA